TTTCCAACCCTGCAAGAGTTTGATTTGTAGTGTGTATATCTCCATTAATGACTTCATTTATATACTCCTTATTGTTCATGTAGTGAGATAATATTCTTAACTCCAGTCCACTTGCGTCTATTCCCACTAATTTATATCCGCTTGGTACTGTCCATAATTCCCTGCATTCTTTACCATATGGAGAGTACACAGCAGGGATTTGAGCCATGTTGGGCGACTGGTGACTCATTCTTGAAGTTATTGCACCATTGGTAATAACTCTTCCATGTACTCTCCTATCCTCTGCTACCGCTTCAATCCAAGAATTAATCATTGCAATTCTCTTTTGCAGTAGAAGGAATTCGTTTATCAATTCCGCTTCGGGAATATTTTTAATCTCTGATAATACTTTTTCATCTACAATTACATGTCCTTTATCAGTTTTCTTTTTAGGTTTCCAACCTAGTTTCATAAGTCGTTCACCTATCTGTTGTCTTGAACCAAGATTAAATTCTTGATACTTGACTTTAATAAAAGGTACTCCCTTTATATAACCTCGTGCTTTATTGTTTGACTTGGGTATAAAAGTTTCCTCAATCTTAAGAGGTGGGAAAGTTTCTCTAACTTTACTTTGTACTTCATCAATCTTATTTTGTAATCTAGCAAGTAGTATATGTGCTTTCTCACTATCAAATAAAAATCCTGTTTGTACTTGTTTCTCAATAATCTTTGCAACATCATGTTCTAACTCAATAGATTTTTCAGAGAAACCTTTACCTTGTCTTTGTAATAAATCATATACTTTCTTTGTTAACTTAACATCACGAATACAATACTCTAACATTTCTAAAGAGAACTCAGAGAAATCTTTGAACTCTAATTTATTATATCCAAACTTATGACCGAATGCTCTTAATGAATGTCCACCTTCTCTTACTGGTTTAAACAATCTTGATAGTATAAGTGTATCAGTTACCTTACCTATATCAAATAAATCTACACCAAGAACTTTTTTAATAACTGGAGCATCAAATCCTATGATGTTGTGTCCAATAAATTCTTGATAATTCTTCGCATCAATCTGAAATTTATGTAAATCATTCGGAGAATAACATACAAGATTGCCCTTGTCACAAATAGTAACCAAGCAAAAAATCTTGTTAGGTAATCCATGACCATTAACAATTTCGGTTGTCTCGATATCCAAGAATAATTTTCTATCACCCACTCTTTTATTCCTTTCATTTTACCACAATTTAAATCGTTCAAGTTTTTCTAAAATTTTTTTAACAGGTTGATATACTTCCCATATATCTTTTACATGTTTATCTAATTTTTTATTTAACTTGTCCAATTTTTTTTCTATTCTATTTAATTGTTCTTCGTTCATAATTAAAATTTATCTTCTTCTGTTTCATCACCTTGAGGTTTATCTACTTCGTTAAGTCTGCCAGTATCTTTGTCCCAATATAAGTAACATGCAGGACCAGTCATACCCACAAATCTATTCTTAAGTACTCTCAATGTGGTTGTGTTTCTTGTTGCAACATCTTCGTTTTGACTATCTCTTTCTAATCCTAGAACCATATCAGATAGTTGAGCAATAGAACCCGAACCTCTTAATTGTGCAAGAGAAGTAACTGCTCCCTCTTCATGTCCCTTACCATCTGGTCTTCGTAAGTGAGACACTACTATCAAAGCAATATCTGTTTCTTGAACTAATGTTCTAAGCTTAGTCATAACTTCATCAAGTGCTTTTCTTTCGTCACCAAACTCTTGAGAAGATACTATCATACTTATGTGGTCAAGAACTATGAACTTACAATCCAAAGCTTTTGCCATGTATCTAACTCTAGCAATAATATTATCTACTGAATTACTACCAAAGTGATTGTAGAAATAAAATCTACCTGTACCTACTGTCTTATTAAAGTAAATTGTTTTATCTTCATCAGATAAATTAATATCTGGTCTTCGTAAAGGTAAGTTAGCTTCTGTTCCCATGATATCTAGTGCAGTTATCTTAGGACTTTCTTCTAACATTATCATACCAATGTTGCTCTCTGTACTTTTAAAGATATGATATACTAACTCTTTAATGACTGAAGTTTTTCCAAGTCCAGTCCCCGCAGTAATAGTAACTAACTCACCGCTACGAATACCATAAGTTAAGTCATCCAATCCTTTCCATCCATAATCTATTCTGGATTTTACAATTGGTTCTAGTACCTCAGAAAGTAATTGACTACCTTCTACGATACCATCTGGTGCATGTATAGGTGCATTCCACCAAGCTTTTACATACTCCTCATACTTCTTAGAACGCAATAAATCATTTGCGTCTTTGTACATTTCGGGAAGTTTTATTATCTTTACTTTCCCGGGTTGAAATAACTCTGCAACTTTATACGCAGCTTCTCTTCCAACCTCATCATTATCAAAATTAATTACAATATTATCAAATTTATCCAACCAAGTGTAACTTTTTTTGACATCTTTTAATGCGGAAGCAACTCCATTCTTAATAGAAACTACTGGATATTTTGAACCTAACATTTGATAGACTGACATTGCGTCAACCTCACCCTCTGTTATGGTTACAAACTTTCCGCCATTAAATAATTGTTGACCGAACAATCCAGAATTGGATGTCGAACCTAGAATTGAAAATTGTTTTTCTTTAACATACCTTGTCTTTGTCGCAATCATTTGACCTGTCTCATCATAGTATGGATAGATATGTTTTGCGATAAGATTATTACCATTGTACATAACCTTAACACCATACTTTTTACAAGTCTCTGAGTTAATACCTCTATCTGTTATTGCAGATAAAGAACCTTGATGATAACTTAAGTCTGTTATCTTTTCTGCTGTTTGCATGTCGCCCCTTTGTTGTTGTTGATTTACCCCTGTCTCATTAGGAAAGAAGGTGGTGCAAGAAAAACAATAGCTACTGCCATCATCATTAATACTTCTTGCATCACTACTTCCACAATTAGAACAGGGGACATGATACTCTACAAATTTAGATTTGTCCATATGTCGCCCCCTGTTTTAGTTAGTTAAAATTCCTCGTTGTTACCTTCTGCAACGAACCCGCCATCTGAGACATCAAAGTCTTCACCATATGGCACGAGGTCAATTACTTGTACTGCTTGTAAGTCCAAGCTTGTACCAGATTTACCTGCAAATGTCCAGTCAAAAGGTTTGTATAAAACTTTAACCTTTGAACCATTACCTACTAATACATCAATAGGATTTTTTGCAGAGTCCACTAGTCTCGGCATAGGATTTTTAGTCCCATCCGCCCTAGCAACTTTTCTTTTAAACTTGATAATAGAACCTCTATCATCTTGTTTAACTGACACACCCTTACCCTTAAAATCCTCGGCAGTTTTGTCGTCAACTGCTAAGTCGATTTGATATACAGGGTCGAATGTTGTATTAGGTCTAGTCACACTAGCCCAATATGCTTTTCCTTCAACTGTTGGCATATATACCTCCTATGTTATTATTGAAGATTGTATTATAGCACAAAACAAAAACAAAGTCAAGTGCTAATAATATTTTTATTAATTTAATTTTAAACATAGTCATTACTCTATTAGATATTTATATATATTATTATTAATATTATAATAATAACTATTAATAATCTTTAACATAGTTAACTAATTTATTTAAATTAAACATATTATATCATACAATTGTGTCAAAAGCAAGGCAAAAATAAATTTATTTTATACCTGTGACATCTTGTCTGATAAATATTTGGCACGACTGGGTGTCTGTTTAGCCCAACGACTGTCTAACATTTCTAAACTCGCCCCTTTAAAATTTAATTTAGCAATGTTCTCAAACATTTTATTGAACTTACTTACACCCGCCTTGCCTAATTGGAAACACATGTTACAAAATATAGATATAACTTCCATCTTTCTAGCTATATCTATTAATTCAAAGTCTGTGTTTGTCAATCTTTCTTTAACTAATGAATTTGCATTAGCCCATGCTAAATCAAAATCACTATCAAAAACTTCTTGCAACTCTTCTTTGCTATAAGCTTTTCCTTTTTCAAAATGGTCGGTGTCTTTTACGAGGTGACCCCAACCTATAGTAGCGAACCCAAGTGAATCACTATATATAGTATCTCTGAACCCTTCGTGTTCTTGTATCTCTTTTTTTACCTGCTCTATTTCTTTAAACATTGTCATAAAACTCCTTTCGAAATATTTCTTTTATAGGTATTAGTACACATTTACTTGCTTTGTTGTCGCCCACATTTTTTGTCAACTTATCTTTATAACTATCAACAATCTTTTTTAGAATGGATGTTTTAAAAACAAGTGTACAAAATTCTTTATCTTTTAACTCTAATCTATGAAACCAATAGTCACTTGTTGTTGCGTATATACCGCTTGGTTTCCCTCTATACTCATACTCAATGGCTATGTTTCCTGTCCTCTGCCACCAATCTCTCTCTGACTTGACTTCTATCTGACATTTAGAGAACATATCTTTAACTTTTTTTTCTCTTATCTGTCCATACTTTAAATCAATATCAAACTTTTTATTCCCTGCCATTTAGATAACCCCTTTCAGTTATATATAAAATTGTTCTTCTTAGTTTGATTGCGTAATTTTTATCTTCTGAATAGTTATATAACATTTCAGTTAATAAAAATATATCGTACTCATCAACTACCCACATGTCATACATCTTATCTCTAAACTCTGCATAACTTCTATGACTTAACAAAGTTTCTATGTAGTGAACAACTGATAAACATTTAGTAGGATAAACTTTTAATCCAAAGTTTGATTCTAAATTTTCTAATGGTTTGATATGCGGTTCAGTTAAATCATACTCACGCATACCATATAAATTGTTTCCTTCTATTGCAAATCTTGACCTACCCCAATCACTCTCTAATGAAGCTTGACCTACAATTATTTCTATAGGTATTCTATCTTTAGAAGGTAAGTCTGCATTGTAAAACAACGCACAATTTTTTACTCCTTTTATAAACTCTTCGTTATTACTATACTCAAAGTCATCTTGAAAATTAAAAGATGACTGACATAAAATTAATAAACCTGCACAAATATTTTTTATCATATTAAATTAAATTAAATGT